AACCTTACCAGATGAGTTGTTATGTTTGTCTGCGCTTAAAATAAGTTCTCCTATTAAAGGAGTGGAGTCCGCATCAATGGTAACTCGTTTTACGGTTGTGTTAAATTTGTATGTAGCTTTTACCTTGGCGGTAGCCGATCCAACTGTGACTGTAGAACCAGTAGGAGTTACTTCTGCAATAGTTCCATCACTCTTCTCAACAAATACATTTCCAATTGGAGTTTTTGCAAGAGTACCTACGCCATTTGTAAGCGTTACGCATTCAGCAACTTTGTATACGTCTTTAAGGCTTTCTGTGATTGTAGAACCTACATTTGCAGCAATATAAGCCAGATTCCATTCAGCCATTTCAATTGAAGCAGAAAGTTTTCTTCCGTATTTGAATTTGTATAATGTTTTTCCACCTTTACCTCCCGTAACTTCCTGGTCTTCCATGGAAACAGAGAGACTGGTGTTAATAGAAGTGGTTCCTGTGAACGCCAGAATGCCATTATGTTTAAAGGCAACGTCAGCTGTTGATACTAAAAAATCTTTAGCCATTTTATTTCCTCACTTTCATAGTCTTATTTTTTTGTAATAAAAAAAGAAGCATAATCATTAACCGATTTTGCTCCTTAATTCTCCTTCATCAGCTTTTAAGTTTTGATACTTATCAGCTACATCAATCGATGTCATCCAATCCTTGACTGGTTCTTTTAGCGTGACCATTCCTCCGTATTCGGCAGTTTTAAGAATTTTATAACTATCGTATACGTTTATTCTTTTTATATATCTCCAGAACTTTCGTATGGTCATGTTTTCAATATATTCCTCTGTAACCTTTAAGCCAACAATCAAAGAGTCGATATAGTCTTCAATTTCGGCTTTTTCTTTTCTCTTTTTTGCCTCAAATTCTTTGGCTTTTTCTAATGCTTCGAGAGTATCTTTATTAATAAACTCATCAATATCAAAATCAATATCATTTTGAAGAATAATAATTCTCCTTATGTCATCAAATATTTCAGGAGTTATTTCTTCTCCATTAATTGTAAAATCAAGAGATTTTGGTTTGAATTCGATTTTAGCGTCTTCTCCACAAGCCATTCTCAAAAGTCCCATTGCAAAATCAAAATAAACTTGCAATATGGGCATACCATATTTTTCAGCAAACTCTTTATTCCTAAACGTAAATTTCAAAAAATCAAGATACGTCATTTTTAACACGTCTTTTTCTTGAAACAAAGAGTCTTTGTAAAGAGTAATTGAAACTTGAAACTGCTGAAAATCCATAATCTTTGACATCTTTATAGGGTGTAAAACAATATTCTCGTTGTATTTTATCTCTTTGTTAAAAATTAAATTGGCATATATCAGCCGTTTATCAATTTTCACATGCATCACCACCGTCGTTGTAATTGGTTATGTGATACCTCAAACATTTACCATAAAATTTATTATTTGGTACATATGGTACAACAAAGTTACTCGGATACGGTTCAACATTCCCGATTCCACATATATTAGAGTTACCATTTATGATTCTGTCAACGCAGTCGCATAAAGTATCCACTCTATTAGCTATAGTAGTGGCATAATACCCGGACTGAGTTAATTCTTCAACTGATGGTGTTGTAATAGAAGATAGTCTTACGAGCTTTTTATTTGAACAGATATAAATATAAAGGTCAAAATCAATGAACATATTATTCACAACTTTACCATTAAACGCTTCGACCAATACAAAAGTCTTTTCGTCTGTTGTAGTATCGTCTACGAATATGTAATCAAACACATAACCCTGTTCTTCGTATTTTACTCCATCAATAATCCATGAACCTCCAATTAATACATCAAAAACAGTTAGATCTTCATACACTGGTGCAGATGGGTTTAGTAATTCTCTAAACATTTCATTCTCTAAAAGGAGATTGATTATGTTGTTTTTATACTTTGGAGCATAATATAATGCTGACATTTATCTCCCTCCTAGAATAGTGACGTAATTAAAATTGATATTTCATTAGGTTCAGCAGATCCATCAGTTGCTTCCAGTTTCAACAGGAATGTGCTCTTAATTAGAGATTTGTCGTTTACCTCGATTTTGATATAATCCACAGCCTCGGTTGTAGTAAGCTTGTTGTTAAAATCTGAAGTAATAGTCCACTTCGGCGTAAGAGTAGTTATAATGTTTCCGTTAGTGTCTTTAAATACAGGTTTAAATTTGCTGTATGACCCAACCGGAACGGAAGCTTTTGAATACGAGATAGTGGCTACATATGGCTTTGTTGTGGGCGTAGGATCTGGCGTAGGAGTGGGAGTGATGTAGTCACATAACATGAGATCTGGGCGATCCTTTTCTGAATTTGTTTGAGTCTCTTTGACAATAAATTCTAAATAACCGCGACCATTTTTTACATATTCAGTTGTATTTTCTAGCGTCACAACATATGCAGTTGGTTCTTCAATATCGTTGTCTATGAAGAATCTTTTTCCTTCTCGTATTTTAATTGTTTCTGAATCATAAGGAATCCATATTTTTAGCTGTTTTGCTCCGATCTGGATAACTTTATTTTCATCTATTCCAACACTTGTTTGCCTACTTGTAATGCACCAACGCTCTATGACATCACCGGAAGCGTTTTGCCACTTTAACTTCCAGTCACACGACTGAACAATTACCTTTTCATATATTTTGTTGTTATCTGGGACACTAATCATCAGCCAAAACAAATCATTGTATTTAATATACGAATTAGACAAGTATGTGCCAATCGAAGACAAAACCGATCTCTGATCTGATTTAGTTTGCGAATCAGTTAATTTATCCTGAATAACACATTGTATTTCTTTTTCATTTGTTAAATCTGAACTGTAAAGCATTATGGTATCTACAATAGGAGAAGTGTCTAATATTTCCTGAAAAGAGTCTTGAGCATATGATGTAAATTCATCCTTTTCAAATCCGCTGTTATACACAGGCTTTACACCCATTAACATCCATTCTTGCATATTGCACCCCCTAACCATAGCAACGTTTCATTTGCTTATCTATAAGGTGTTTTGCTTTTGACATTTGCAACTCTAAATCCGCTTTAGTAATCCTTTTAGATTCATCTCCGCCCGTAATGGATATATCTTTACCATTAATTCCAGATAATTTCTCAGCCCTGCTTAATTCTCTGGTCAGATAATAGGTATACATAATTAAAGCAATGGTTTTTACTTGATATTGTTTGAGTTTTATCAAAAATTGATCTGAAATTTCATCATATGCAAGTTCATCCAGTTCTAATTCATATTCACCTAATGCGTCAAAAAACCATTGCTTCTCTAATCCATCAGGTAGGGCATATTTTGATTGGGGTAATGAATGAAAAGAAGACAATATTTCTGCATAGGTCGTGTTTACCATTACAATCACCCCTTTCTATTATTCAAACTTATAACCAGAAATTTTTTCGATATATGTCTTTTTATAACCTTCTACATTTTCGATACCAGCCTCTTTAGCTAATTCAATTACTGTTTTCTTTTCAGCTTCAGTCGCTACAAGTTTAGAGACTGCTTCTTCAAATTTAGTTTTTGGAGTAACCGCTAAAGCTTCTTTTAACGCGTCTAATGTAAGCAAGGTAGTAGATGGCTTTTCTTCTTCGTCGCCATCTCCAAATACAAATTTAATAATATTTCCATCGTTTATTTTAATGTCTGCATTATTACCAAATCCATCTTTTCCAACGAAAAATAAGTTTCCCATTTTAACTTGCCCATCAATTTCTGCAACGGTTAACTGCTTATACCCCTTTACATTTGCCGGAATTGTTATATCTTTTTCGGTTTCGGTTGCCCTAAATCCTAAATCCCAACTTCTTAAATTATCAATACTTACTCTATCTGTTAATTTTACTTGAGCCATTAAAAATCCTCTCCTTTTAAATATAAATATTTTAGAAAAGGAGAGGCGTAATGCCCCTCCTTGTTTACTTAATTAAACAACCTTTTTAGCCATCATTCCGATTTCGAATTCTCTACCTTTAACGACATCGCCACCAACCTCAATATCGAAGCGCGTTTTAATAACACCGGTTTCAACATCATTTCCAGTCATAGTCATAATTCCACCACGTCTAAAGATATTCAGAGGAGATGTATTTCCCTGTGCAGTAAAATATAACTTATCAGAATCGTAATATGTTTCGAACGCAGTTTTATCAGCTAAAGGTTTTGTAAAGTTATATGGATTCTCCAATTCAACAAGAGAAGCGCCCTTGTAGAAACCGTTTAACCCCGCCTTTGCGATTTCATTAACCTGCTCTGGTGTATAGAATGGAATTGTTGCGCTGCCTACTGTCTTATATCCATTCCAATCACAAATTGTAGAAAGTACAGAGAAGTCACCTGCGACGCCAACTTTACCCATCTTTCTCATTTTTGTAAGCATTGCGTCTACTAATGCCTGAGTCGGAACGGTGTCATATTCTGAATAGAATTTTACGTATTTAGTGTTATTCTTGACAGCATCATTAAGAATACCTAATACATAAGCTACCGCCTTATTGTTCATATCAATCTGAACCTGAGATGTTTCTTCTGCAATATTTCCACCGAAGTTTCCGCTTGCAAGCTCTCTATAATCAATAGCCATACCACTAGAGATAGTTTTTGTGGTAATCGGATATTCAATCCAATTCTTGCCAGCAAAACTTACGTCAGATCCAGATGCCTGTACTCTAGCATCAAGTCCTTCATAATTGTACGTCTTCACAATCGCCTGCTGATCATATCCGATTTCTTTATAATTTCCCAAGAAAGAGAATACTTTCATGGATTCAAGCAGTTTTGGCTGAATCATAAATTTAACGTATGAGTTAATTTCAGCTCTTGCTCTAAAATCCCCCATATCGGCTCTTTCGCCAAGATTTTTGAGTCTCGAAACTACGGCATCAACTTCCTTCCCGTATTTAGTAGTATCTTCTCCATGGAAAAGAGCAGAACAAATTTCCACAACTCTATTTAATTTCTTCTGGTCTTTAACCTGAATGTCGTCTTTCCTCGCATTATTAAGTTCAAAAGATGTATTCATTAAAATATTCCTCCTTATTTTTTGCATATAAAAAAGACACCCGTTTGAGTGTCTTGAATAAATTATTTTTAATTAAGCAACAATTACTTTTACAGCTAATCCGCTACCGCCAAAAGTGGTCTTCTCGATGATTTCAAAATATGTAGCATAACCAGTTACGTCGGCAGTTTCAACTAACTTTCCATCTGTTCCAAAAGTTAACTTATCTCCCTTTGCTAAATTCGCATAAGCAGTGGTTACAGCGTCTGTATCCATATCAATGATTCTTCCATCGAGGGATTTTACTCTAAACAATCTAGAATTTTCACCAATCTCAATAACGTAATCATTTGGCTCATGAGTTTCTGGTTTGTCAATTCTGTTCATTACAATGAATACATCACCCTTTGTAGTGGTAGAAGTAGGTAAAGCCGCGGTTTTAGAACTCTCATCGACAGTTACTCCGTAACCATTTTTTAAAGCGGCTGCACATTTGCAATATCCAATATTCTGAGCCGTTTTGTATGCTCCGATTTCTCTAAATTTTAACATAATATAAATCCTCCTTTTATTATTCAAACATACCGTTAAGATCAACTATTTCAGCATTTGTATCTGCTTCGTCTACGAAACCGAAAATATCTTCGGTTTTAATTTGTTCTTTTGCTGAATTAATTTCAGCAATCTGAGATTCTTTTGTTTTTGCTCCAATAGCAGCGTTGATTTTAGTAACAATAACATCAACAGAGGTGCTATTAAAATCCTCTTTAAATGAATTAATTTCTACTTCTGCGACTTTCTTTTCATCGTCTGTAAAATTAACGAGAGCTGAGTTTAACTCATTTACAGCATTCTCTTTCTTACACTCGTTTAACTCGCTCGTAATTTTTTCTACCATAGCGTTTAATTCTGCGATTTCCTTATCTTTAGCACCGACATTCTCCTCTACGTCGACATTCTTTGCATTAAGTTCTGCAATTTCCGCCTCCTTTGTTTCAAGGGTAGAGTTTAACTCATTAATCTGTGCCTCATATTCGGAATTCTTAGAATTAGTTTCAGCTACAGCACTCTTCACATTAGCGATGAGCTGTTCCATCTGTTTCTCATCCATTGAATAATCCTCCTTATTTTTTTTATTTTCATTTATTTCTACAATTGTGGCAACTTCATCTGATGGTCTAATTTCGAGAATTGCATAGCCAGTATAGTCATAGTCGACGGGAATTCTTCCCTTTTCTTTCCAACCATAAAGATATCCAATTGATTCTTTTCCTTCTTTATGAGAAAACTCTACACTTCCTTTTGGTTGCTCTCCTTCAGATAAGCGTTCTTCAAGTATATCTATAAAATCCTTATATCTCTGATAATCAAGATATCCTTCTCCGATACATACTCGCTTATCTTCTCCATCAATATTGACAGTATCTATATAACCATTGGTAAAATTACCAATCATTGTAGCGTTTCTAAAAACTGGCATTCCGTCTTCAATATCAGTAAGTCCATGTCCGTATATTTCTGTTCTTTGATCATTAGTAAACTCTACAGTTATTGACATGTTTTGAATTGAATCCAATTGCATCCTTGTGTATTTTTCGAGATATGTAATTCCATTGTCGTTATATAGAGTGCCAGTCTCGTTAACTACTGAATCATCTGGATATATCTCATGTAATATAGCCTTGAAGTATTTTTTGCCATTGACCGGCTTTTTGCTTGACAGCTCAAATTTAATCATTTTCTACCTCCTATACACCTGGTTTTGGCATGTTGTTTGAATCAATCGTTTTGCTCTGAACCGTGTTTTCATTGTTATTGGAAGTAGTTGTTGGTCTGCCACCACTTTGGTCAACGTCACTATCTTCTGAATCCTTGCCAGACATGGTAAAACTCGTTTTGTGTACGGGGAATTTATTCTCCCAGTCGTTTTCTAATTCTTCTTCCATTAGTGCAATATAACAATCTGGCTCTATTCCAGTAGAAGATATCCATGCTTGCAATGAGCCTTTTCCTCTTGCATATAAATCACTCATGTATTTAACCATCTTGTCTCTATTAACAAATGTGGTTGGTAAGATTGCCATTTTGGTTAAGCACGCAGAATCTTTTATAATGGTTGCATTTATAACTTTATTAAGTTCATCTACAATATCAGAGATATGTGCATAAATTGACGAAGCAATACATTCTATATTTAATGTCGCGGTGGCAAAATTGGCAGATGATTCTCCTCCCACAATAGAGGCTTCAATTCCAATATCCTGCGATACATTGTTCTTAACATTTGTTTCATTTTTGTCATCAAATATAGAAGTATCAACTTTAATTTGATCTAGTTTTGTACCGGTAGCCAAAGAGAAAAATGCTTTTCCATAACGATTGCTATTATTAAATAAAGCCCCCTTAATCATGTCGTGCTGATCTTTTTGCTGCGTTTGAGATAATGAAGATGATCCTTTTTTCTCGCCCTCTGGGTACGTCTCATAAAATACCTGATTATTTAAATCATCGAGTACGTTCCTTTTTGTGTTTATAAAGTGGTTTGCGTACAAAATATCATCGAGAGCTGAAAGCGGGAGGGGGACTCCCCATGGCTCACTATCCGCTGATTTTATTTTGTGGCAAATGGTATTATCGTTATTTAATGCAATCCACGGCTGAATTTGCTTCCCTTTATCATACTTATCCCATCCATCACGAATTTCTTTTGGAAAAGCTTTTAATTTTCTCTCGCGGTTTTCACCTGCGAACTGCGAAAAATACCTCATATCAAAAGCAATTTTATAAGATCCATTAACCTTTCCGATTATCCTACAATATTCCGTTGGTAATGCAACTATTGAAGCATTAATCCCAAGTTCATTGATTTCAAAAATATTTAGAACGTCTATGTCAGAAAGATACTTTTGATTGTTAATAGGGGCAGTAGTCGTTTCAAAATAATAAAAAATGATGCCATCGTTAAAGTCTTTTAACAATGCATCACGAATGAATTTTTTATATTTTATTGTTGAAAGAGTCGATTCAAATTTCTTTTTATTAACATTCTTCCTTTTTTTAAAACTTTCAGAAGTATTATTGGTAGAGCAGTAAACTACCTTGTCTAAAGTGTGCATTGACCTCATATAATCAAGACCACTTGATATTGCACCATTTGTGCGATAAGCCCACCATGAAAGTTTTCTTAATTCACGATGATATATCATTGGGCTTTCTTTGTATTCGGATATCATTCCAAGATCAACTGGACAATCTATTACTGTATCGCCCATAGAAATTGACACTGGAATAGAAGAGTTGTACTCATAAGAAAACGACTTTTCTTCTACTACTAATTGATTTACTTCGGCTACGGTTTCGATTTTTTGTATGGTATTTTTATTTTTAGAACCAGCAGGTCTTCCTCTTTTTTTTGGTTCATTATTTGGTTCTGACATTTTGCGATATCACCTCCTTAATTGTATAGTGGTAGAAATTCATAGTCGGCATTCATATTTTGGATATCTAGTTCTAATTGATCTAAAAAATACGAACCGTATGAGCAACTGGTATATCTATCTTTTCTTTTACTCCCTTGTTCATATATTTTAATTGCTCCGGTTTGTGGCATTTTTTCATAAAGGAGTTCTGCACATTCACTTATCATCGCCTGTGTTTCTAAAAATGGTTTTTCGAATTCGATTTGCTCGTCTAAATTAATTGTTTCCATATACTCTTTATTTGATGAGAGGATATCTTCTTTTGCGACATTATAATTAACAAGAAAATCAATTTTATCCTCGTTAAGATTCTTTCTAAATGCCATAGCAATATCGCTATTTAAACTCTGTGTTGCATTAATTGCATATATACATTTCTTTGCGTTTGGATCTGAACAAGTTTTTGAATATTCATCATTGTTCATACAGCATATCGGCTTGTATTCTATACCTCGTTCTTCATCATATAAAACCTTTTGAAGAGTATACAAAATCTGAAGCCCTCCATTGCGACAATCCAATACAATATAATCAGAATTAGTATCTTCAAATAATTGACGTATTCTTATTGCTTGAAGTGTTGTGTCGCCGATCTGATTAGATTCTATGTATGGGTATTGCCTCCTGTATCCTTTAGACACTTCAATAGTATCGTCGGCATTAACATAAGTCATTGTTTCTGGAATACCTCGAATAAAACTATATACAGAATTGTCATTTTTTGCACCAGCTACAAATGCGATATCACACGAAATAACTCTTACTTCATTATCTAATTTTTGTATTGAGAATTTATTCTTCTTTCCAAGTCTAACATCTTCAGTTTTTCTTGGATAAAACACATGTTTTAATACCTGTCTTTTCATAAGCATCGCGTATGTAAAATAAGCAGAAGTAGATTCCCTAACCCTTAGATTAAGAAACTCTATTTTCCATGTGGCAGGATCTTGCTTTTTCTTTTCCTTTATTAACTGATCAATTGTCTTTAAATCGTGTTTTAATGTAATACTTTCGTCAAACGCAAGCATTACACCGCCTTTATGCTTTTTCATTGCATCTAAAGCTTGCTCCGAAATGTCCCACATCCAGTTCCCGTCATCATACCAACTAGAACTAATATAGACATCAACTGGTTCCTCTTTTAAAACCGGAATGTTTTTATAATAGTCTTTGAGCATATATTTTGGTTTTCTAGGCGTTTGGAATGGAGAAATTACAGAGTCTTCAACCTTTTTCTTAATCTGTCGGCATTCTTCTCTTGCGATTGCGTTTGATCGTAAACCTCTTGCGTTTTCATTTGCGACAAATACTGTTATCTTTGAACCGTTGCGGAATTTTACAAAAATGTCATTGCTTCTAATCCCATATGATTCGATCTCTTTTTTGAGTATTGGCGACCAATCACATAGCTCATCTATAATCTTCTCAGATACAATTAGTTTTGCTTGTTTCTCGGTCGCGGCACCTATCCTAAACTTTGTTCCCTTGTAAAGTAAAC